GTGGTGGTGGTTGGGGAGCTACTGCATTAGGTAATCCTTCAACTGCTGGCACCCCTGGTACAGGTGGTGGTGGTGGTGGTTATAACGCAGGCGGTACTGGTATTGTAATGATTCGATATCCTAGTTCAGCCGCGCCGGCTTGGTCAGTTACAGGTAACCCAACTGTTAATGTCACAGGCGGATATAGAATTTATAGTTGGGCTAACACAACAACCAATGCAACGATTCCTGGAACTATACAATTTGCAGGTCCTTCTGGATACATTGTTCCTAATCTAGGCGTACCTGGTGCGCCTGGGCCTTGGACATTTGCTCTAACAAACATGCGTTCCACTGCTGAATTCCGCGCAGGATCAGTGATTGCAGCGACCCCAATAACGGGTAGCTTTGGATCAAACAATACAGTTAGAGTATTAAGTATTACTAGCAGTACAGAAATGGTCTGCCTTGCTAGAAGTGGAGATGTTTCTCCTACTGTGGGCACTGTTGCTTATATACAACCCACTGGAGCAATTGATAATGGTCCAGTGATCAGTGCAGTTGCTTTAACAGGGGCAGGTACTTGGTCATTTGTAGTATCTAATTTAACATCTACAATTATGATGCAGCCTGGCAGCATAATTGTAGCTACCACAGCCTCAGGCAGCCTGGCAAGTTTTGGCACAAGTACAACAGCCTACGTTAACAGTATTATTAATATCAGTGAAATTACTGCTGTTGCTTTTGGAGGCTACGGTCCGGTTGCTGGAGTTATTAGTAATGTAAGTACATCTGGTGCAATAATATCTACATCCGGGGGAACGCCAACGGGGGCATATCAAGTAGCGTTTAATGGTACAAACCAATACTTAACTACTCCTAGTACTGCAAATTATAATCTCAGTACTGGAGACTGGACCGTTGAATGTTGGGTCTATGTAACTTCAAACGGTAATAATACTATTTTAACAACAGGTGCCGGTGGAAGTTCAACATGGAACCTTTGGCAGATCAACAATGATAGAAGCCTAACATGGCAGACCAATCCCGCTGGCAACTGGAACTGGACCAATACTTATAGTTCTGCTGCCAGTGTAATCCCAAATAATGCTTGGACACACATTGCCGCAGTAAGATACGGCAGTAACTTTAGCATGTATGTTAACGGAGTATCAGTTTATTCAACAAATTCGTTTAGTGGCGCAGCTACCGGCGGTACATTATTCATCGGAACTTACTATGCCAACTACAACAACGATGGTAGTTACTTTAGAGGAAATATTTCAAACTTCCGTATAGTCAAAGGAACAGCAGTTTATATCAGTGCATTTACAACACCGACTAGCAGTCTTACTGCTGTCACTAACACAGTATTGCTGATATGTAAGAGTGCAACTTTTATTGATCTTTCTACTAACACGGTAACTATTACTCCAGTAAACTCGCCCACGATATCTGTAGGTACATTATCGTTAAGTGGATCACTTAGTTTAGGGTCTGCAGATTACAGTATAGTTAGAAATACATACGTAATTGGTCGCCAGGATGGTTGGGATAACATTGCCGCTAATGTAACAGTAGACACCTCAAATAGACCTACTAACTACTTTGGCAATGAAACCACTGAACCAACAATAGTAGTAATTACTAATTCTACAGGTTCACTGCGTAACATAATTACTCCGTCGTTTGATCTAGGATTTAACACTGGTAGGATTGTTAATTTAAACACAGTCAGCTCAGGAGCATGGACATTTGACATTGATAGAATGACCAGTACCCAAAATTTTACCACAGGTAGCATTATTACCGCCTGGTCAGGACAGGGAAGTTTTGGCAGCGACAGTAATGTTGTTACAGTGTCAGCAATTAACAGCAGTACTTCATTGTTGTGCAGAGCTACTGGACTTGTTGCGCCTAGTACAGGTACTATATTCGCAGTTTCTCCATCCGGTGCAGTTATTATACCACCACAAATTACTGCGGTGAATCCATATTCAACTGATTATAGTATTATCACAGCAGAGCAAAATACCTACAGAACATCATTTAACGGATCGAGTGATTATTATACACTATCTTCAAGTGCATTTGCATTCGGTGCAAATAACTTCACAGTTGAAGCCTGGATTTGGCTAAATGCACTGCCAACCAGCGATGCTTGGCCAACAAGCTATTCATCACACATGGTAATATCAACTGTTGGAAGTCCGAACCAAGGCGACGGTATTGGTTTTATTGTTGGACAGACTAAATTATTAATTCAAAATAACGATACTCAGTATGCTAGTAGTGTTCACGGATTAACTACCAGCACTTGGAATCATGTTGCTTATGTTCGATCCGGTGATACATTTAATTTCTACGTCAATGGAATATCTAAAGGATCTGTGGCGTTTAGTGGAACTGTTGGAACAGGCTCATCTGGATACCTTGGCTGCGAAACAGGACAGGGAGCATTCTTTAACGGAAGAATTTCTAATCTTCGAATGGTAAATGGTGTAGCAGTATATACTACTACATTTGCTCCAGCAGGTGTACTAGGAAGAATACAAAACACAGGCACAAATATTGCGGCAGTAACAGGAAATCAAACAACATTGCTGGCATTTGCCGCCCCTAATGATGTAGATTTGTCGACAAATAATCACACATTAACCAAAGTAAATTCTCCTACAATTGCTGGTATAACTCTTACTGGTTCAACAGCAACCATTGGTACTGTTAACGGCTGGTCATTTACATTATCAAATCTTCCAACTACCAGTACTGCACTATTATCTAATGGTAGTGTAATTCTTGCTAATACTAGTTTACCAGCTGTAGGAACTTTTGGCTCAGGGAACACTGTTTATGTTAATACTATTACCAATGGCACACAGGTATCATGTCTTGCATTAGGTGGAACTGCTGCTCCTGTTGTTGGAAAAATTGATTCTATTTCAACCAGTGGTGCAATAGTAACAACTACCAACATATTGTTTTCATCGGCAGTCAGTGGCGGAAGTTTTACAATAACAAACAATGCTACCGTGCTAACTTCGAATAAATCATCGGTGTTGTTCCCTATTACACAGTCCAGTGGTGGAGTTTATTTTGAATTTACGCCTGTTACAGGATCAGGTACTGGTTGGTATGTAGGCGTACAACGTGCCCCTGGCAGAGTTGGCCCATATGAAGCAGGTGTTGGCGCAACAGGCAATCTCGGTACAGGCACAGTATTTTATCCAGCTAACGGAATAGCCAGCTCGGCACTTATAAATTTAGCCACTACAAGTACAGTGTCATGGAATGGCGCCACACCTGTGATAATTCCTGGAACTGGTCAGTTATATTTTGGAGTTTACAATAGTAATCCCGATACGCCTGGCAGTGGAACTATAAACTGGGGGACTTCTTCGTTTGCAACAGCTATACAACCAGTACCTCTTGCAGATGTATCTACAACCGGAACATCATTAGGCACGGTAACCTATAGCGTTACTGGTGGTTCATTACCAGTAGGTGCGTATCTAGATACTAGTAGCGGAATTATATATTGGTACAAACAAAACTTAGCTGCAACTTCTACTACCACAAATATTACTGTAACAGCAACGGCTGCTGGATCAGCTGAAACAGTGACTAAAACATTTAGTTTGGTAATAGCGGCAGCCAGTGGTGGCACATTATATGCATTTACTCTAGCAACATTTACTCCCGGATCACAAACAGGTCCAACTGGTCCTTCTTTAGCAACAGCACAAGCTGGACTAACTATCACAGGTGACCAAACTTGGAAAAATAACGCAGCGTTTTTTGATGTTGTAAACGGAATTCAAATATGGACTGTAGCAGCAAGTGGAACTTATAGAATTACAGCCAACGGTGCCCGTGGCGGACAAAGTTATAACTGGGGCCCACAGGGTGGACTTGGTGCAAGTATGCGTGGTGATTTTGTACTAAATGGTGGAGATAAACTAAAAATACTAGTAGGTCAGCAGGGTGATGGTAATACCTATGATGGTGGTGGTGGTGGCGGATCATTTGTAACACAATTTGATAACACTCCGTTAATTATTGCCGGCGGTGGTGGTGGTGGTGCTCCTAGTGGATTTAGCGGTAGTGGAGGCATAGCTGGTCGCACAACAACTACCGCTAGTGGAACTTCCTGGGGAAGTGCTGGTAGTGGTGGCTCAGGTGGTGGCAATAGTGGTGCTGCTAGTGGTGGTGGTGGTCTAACTGGTAATGGTGCAGGTCAGTGGGCTGGAACATCATTTACAAATGGTGGTGCAGGTGGTGGTAATCAGGCCAGAGGTGGATTTGGTGGCGGTGGTGGTGGTGGTGGCACCAATGGAGCAGGCGGTGGTGGTGGCTACTCTGGAGGCGGTGGATCTGTATGGAGTTACGAAGGTGGTGGCGGTGGATCTTATAATCTTGGTACTAATCAAGTTAATACTGTAGGCGGCGCTCCGGCAAACGTTGGTTCTGTGATCATTGAACGCATAAACATATAATACACGTTGGTAAATATAGAAAACATTACAATACATGGCATATCTAGACAAAACATCCAGCGTTGACAATTTTAAAATTGTATTTTTAGATACAAACTTTGGAGGTATCTAATGCCTGGGTTTGTCTTTAATAACAGCACAGCTACATTCTACGCATCTAATACTGGAACTGTGGCTGCTGGCAGTATATCCTATGCAGCTCCTAGTTATCTAACATCGGGTACAAACATTAGTCCAAGTAGATATGGTGTTAAGAATGGTCCAGCCATCAGTGTTATGGTCAACAAATCATTTGACACTGAAACGATTACTGGTGTTACAGCAAACGTAGGAAGTGCTGGCATTACCTACGGTCACAAGCATAATAATTGGGAAACAATGACTACCAATAGTCCCTATTTAGAGGGAGAAGCGACTGGAGAAGAAACAGCTCAACCATTCACAGTCTACACTAGAGATGCCACAGTACAGTATGGAAAAATTCCATGGAGTATTCCAGAACCAATGAACTTGATACGTGGACAATCTATAACTACCTCAACAGTTGTTGTTAGTACAATTGTCACTTCAACCTATGTAAGATCAACTAGCACCGGTTCTATAAATGCATTTAGAATTACTCCGACTACACTAATTAGAAATAATTATACGCCAGTTACTACAGACATTGGAGCAGTAGGCTTAGTAGAAACAATATACGGTAGCGGACCTTGGACCTTTAATATTAGCGGATTGCAATCAGTTAATGGATTCAGCACAGGTAGTATAATTTCATCTATATCAAGAATAGGCAGTGCAGGCCAACCAGGGAATGTTACCTATGTTACTGCTGTTAATACTAACTCAATAACCTGCAGTTCTTACGGTAATAACATACCTCTAACAGGTATTATTAACTCAGTGTATCCTACTGGTGAAATCATAGCACCTATTAAGATAGCCGCTGTTACTACAATAACTAGTTCTTCATGGTTCTTTAACATTATCGGATTACAGGGTACATCTGGCATAGTTGCAAGTGCAGGTAGCGGCACAATAATTACCGTAACAACTGCAAGCGGAAGTATTGGTACAGTTGGATCAGTTAGTGGAAATTCATTAGTTGTTAATAGTGTTGATAGTTCGGAACAAATTAAAGTTTATGCATACGGTGGAACAACTCCGTTTGCAGGAATCATAACTTCGATTACTACTAGTACTCTTGGTTCTTACCCATTCCAGGGAGATGCTGAATTTATTACTCCAGGTACATACAGTTGGATTCCTCCATCGGGAGTTACATCAGTTAGTGCTGTAGCGATTGGTGGGGGTGGTGCAGGTTATAATGGCTGGGCTAATGCAGCAGGTGCAGGTGCAGGTCTTGGTTGGAAAAATGCCATCTCGGTTACTCCCGGCCAAAGTTATACTGTTGTAGTTGGCGCAGGCGGCAGTAAAAACGGCGGCGCAGGCGGAAACAGTTATTTTATCAGTCTGGCCACTGTATCAGGTTATGGTGGTGGTAATGCAAGCTCTGGTGCTAACACTTCAGGACCTAATGCCAATGGATACGGTGGTGGCTATGTAGGTGATGGCGGTGGCGGCGGCGGTAACTCTACCAACTATCAGGGCGGTGGAGGTGCCGGTGGCTATTCGGGTACGGGCGGAAATCAAGGAAGTTTACCAGCAGCAAGCAGTGGAGGAGCCGCAGGCGGCGGCTACTACTCAAGTACATACGGATCTGGCGCAGGTGGCGGTGTAGGTATCTACGGTCGTGGTGAAACAGCCACAGGATGGTGGCACGGCAGCAGTGGACAAGTATTCAGTACTAGTCAAAGTAATGGTGGCGGTGGTGCTGGTGGATCAGGCGGTATTCGAGGCCGGTCTGGTGAGAACCCACAAAACAGCTATGGTGAAAGTGGAAACAGCGACGGCTACGGTGGTGATTATGGTGGTGGTGGTGGCGGACCTGGAACTAGTTGGCCTAATGCTAGTGGTAATGGTGGTAAAGGGGCCGTTCGTATTATTTACGGAGTAGGTCGTTCGTTCCCTGCTACTAATACCGCTGCGGTTGGTTCTGTGGTAACTACTGCAACAATATTACCAACTAGAAGTTCATTAGTTGGTGGTCCGATGAATTTCACGAAGACTCAAGGAGTAATAACTAATAGAATGGTGTATCCGGAGAGTATTGGTATTGATAGACCTGATACTATAGTAATAACCGACATTATAACTAATGATGCGGCAATAATCAAATTGTTTGCTTTTAGCAATCTTAGCACTTATAATGCAGGATCTAAATCTATTACCAATAGTTTAGTGGGCTCGGAATCGTTCTTCGTAGCAGGCACAGGCACAGATGGTGCTACATCATTATCAGCTTATTGGATCTAATCCAATATCTTTGACTTCCCAGATAAAGAGTGTATAATTAATAGCATGAAGATTGCTATTATTGATATTATTGGTATACCCTATGATGGTACTACTGTAGATAAACAAGGCTTAGGCGGCAGCGAAAGTGCTGTCACCTTGATGAGCAGAGAACTTGCCCAAATTGGATTCACTGTAACTGTGTTCAATAACTGTGGTATTGATCATGCTAGCCCAGGCGTCTACGACAATGTTACGTATCGCCCACTAACTGACCTTGCTCTAGATCACGAGTTTGATATTGTTGTAAGTTCACGCACTGTGATTCCATTTACAGATGCTAAAGATTACCCCAAATTAAACGACATTAGATCTACCCCGTTTCAGAACATGGATCTGTACAATAGAGTACTGTCTAAAGCCCGAGTTCGTGCGTTATGGATGCACGATACATTCTGCCTCGGTGATAACTTAATTGAAGAACTAGCAACGTCTAATCGTATCACAGATATCTTTACATTAAGTGACTTCCACTTAACCTATGTTGCTAACTGTCATCACGGACGCAGGCGCAACTTTGAAGTATTAAAGAATAAGTTTTTTATCACACGTAACGGTGCTCGTAACTTTAAAACTGAAGTAGATATTAGAGCCAAAGATCCCGACTTGTTTGTTTACAATGCGTCAGTGACCAAGGGTATGATTCCGTTGGTCAAGTATATTTGGCCACACGTTAAGAGACACATCCCTACAGCTAAGTTAAAGATCATAGGCGGCTATTATAGATTTAGCACAGGCAGTGAGCCTGATCAACAAGAAAAAGATTGGCGTGCCATGGCCGCAGACCCTGAACTGGCTAAACTAGGTATAGAGTTTACGGGAGTTATTTCACAACGTGAAATTGCTGACATACTTACACTGGCTAACTTCATGCTTTATCCTGCCGCCTTTCCAGAAACGTTTGGCATTAGCACATTAGAAAGTTTGCTGTACAACACACCCGCTATTACCTGCAGATTTGGTGCCCTAGAAGAGATTGCTCTAGAAGGTGCCTGCTATCACATTGACTATGCCATAGAACCCAATGGCCTGTTTCCTGATATTAATGTTCCAGAACAAGTTGAAAAATTTGTTGCTATGACTGTGCAGGCTTATCACAACAAGTACCTACATCAACAAAAACAATATTACTGTAACATTGTCAAGGACCTAGCAGGTTGGGACACAGTGGCTCTACAGTGGAAACAGATGATGGTTAAGAAACTGGGCTTGTATCTATCACGAGATGAGTATCGAGCAGTTACTAAAATTAATCGTAGAGTACATAAGATATGGAACCGTAAGTTTCATAATACTATAGAACTTGAAAATTATAAAACAGGCAACGAACAACCTATTGTTATTATCAGTCCTTTCTATAACTGTACCGACTACATTGCCAAGTGCATACAAAGTGTGGCCGCACAGGACTACGATAACTATGTACATATTTTAATTGACGACTGCTCTACAGACAACACTGTAGAAGTAGTAAAGTCCACAGTAGAGGCGTTGCCTAAAGAAATACAAGATAGATTTAAAATTGCTATTAACACAGAAAATCAAGGTGCTGTAAAAAATCAAATTGACCACATTCGAGGTCTAATGAACAATAATTCTATTATCATGTTGTTAGATGGCGATGACAGTCTTGTCAATGACAATACTATCTTTAGTCAGTACAATGCTATATATGATGGTACTACAGAGTTTACCTATGGATCATGCTGGAGCATGGTTGACAACATTCCCCTGATTAGTCAACCTTATCCTGAACATGTTAAGCAAGCTCAAGAGTATAGGAATCATCACTTCAACTGGATCTTACCTTATACACATCTACGCACATTTAGAAAATACCTGCTCAACGACATACCAGACAGCCTTTTCCAAAATGAAAGAGGCGAGTGGTTCAAAGCAGGAGGTGACGGAAGTGTATTCTACGCTCTGATAGAAGCCGCTGATCCTAACAAAGTTAAATGTCTACAAGACATAGTGTATAACTACAATGATAGTAATCCACTCAACGATTATAAAGTTAATGCCGTTGAGCAAAACCAAAACGCACAAATAATTGTAAAGAAAATGAATGCTTCAAAAAAAAAGATACTGATAGGAATCCCTACAGCCCGTAACATAGAGCCTGATACATTCAAGGCCATATATGATTTAGAAGTACCAGAAGGTTATGAAACTACGTTTCAGTTCTTCTATGGCTACAACATAGATCAAGTTCGCAACTTGATAGCAGATTGGGTAGTCAATGGATTTGATTACCTATTCAGTGTAGACAGCGACATTGCTTTCTCTAAAGATACACTATCAAAACTTCTAGCACATGACAAGGATGTTGTCAGCGGCCTGTATATACAACGCAAGCCTGGACTGCATATACTTGAGGTCTACGAGCAGACTGATCACGGCGGAGTTACTAATATACCCTACGGTAAAATTAAAGACAGGGGATTGGTTGAAATTGCAGGTTGTGGATTTGGTTGTGTGCTGGTTAAAGCAGAAGTATTCAAAGCCATAGGTTACCCACAGTTTAAATATCATAGTGCTATTAATCACAAAGACACTGTATCAGAAGATGTTGACTTCTGTCGTAAAGCTCTAGAAAAGGGTTTTAAGATTTGGGCTGATACAACTATACAATGTCAGCACACAGGCAGTTTTACTTTTAACGTTGATAATAACATTCCTGTTATTGATACGTCTCCTGTGGCCAATATTCAAACAAGACTACGAGAACTAGGTAGCCAACGATTGATACCTAGAAGCCATGTAGATTATCTTGCTGGATTAAAAGCAAGTGGTCTTGAACCTAAAGTAATCTACGACATCGGAGCCTGTGTACTACATTGGACCAACGAAGCCGCCCGCATATGGCCTGAAGCAGAGATTGTAGCCTTTGAAGCAATGGATAGTACAGAATTCTTGTATCAAGAACGGAGAATGAAATACCATATAGGTGTGTTAAGCAACGAAACTGGTAAAGAAGTTGAGTTTTATCAAAACGACATACATCCAGGCGGCAACAGCTACTATAAAGAAAACGAAGTAGTTAACCCAGATACTGTAAATTACTTCAACGATACACATAAGCGCATGTTAAAAACAGTCACAGTTGATGCTGTGTCAAATCTTAAAAGATTCCCTAAACCAGACTTTGTTAAAATGGATGTACAGGGTGCAGAACTTGATGTACTCAAAGGTGCTGTAGAAACCCTAGCAGACGTAAAACACGTTATCCTAGAACTACAGGTTGTAGAGTATAATAAAGGTGCTCCATTAAAAGATGAAGTTATTGCCTATATGGATGAACAAGGTTTTGATTGTCAAGGCATTTTTAGCAACAACGGACCCGATGGAGATTATCACTTTGTGAGACGCTAAATACTGCTATGAGAGCAAGTCAGTTTATCGTTGAAGGTCCACAGGAAAATGCCAATGTTGTAGAAATGTTTAAAAAGTTTCTACCATTAGCCATGGAAGTACTAGAAGTAGACAGTCTTCCTAAGATGCGTTTTGCACCGGACTTAAACACAGGCGATCAACCTAGCTTTGGTATGTATTCTCCAGACGATAATATGCTGGCTGTTGCACTGTCTAATCGACACCCAGTAGATATACTACGAACTGTGGCCCATGAACTAGTTCATTTTAAACAGAACATGAATGGTGAACTTAACCCAGATAGCGGAGCAACTGGTAGTCCCCATGAAAATCAAGCACACGAAATTGCCGGAGTTATTATGCGTCACTTTAACAAACGCTATCCGGAATACCTAAAAAGTAAGCCACTATAAAAAAAGGACCCGAAGGTCCTTTTTTCTTACTTACTATATTATTTTTGGGCTAGGCCCTAATATTATTATTATAAAATTATTTCTTAGCACCTGTGTTAACAAATGCGTACATCTTTTCAGCTGTTTCAAGAACTTTATCAAGTCCTGGAAATTGTGGCATACCGACCGTAGTAACGATCTGGCCAGTTTTTTCGTCTTTAGCAGCACTCATTTCCCAGCCTTGGAATTTAGCGTGGAAATCATCTTGTACTAGACTCTTGGCCATTCCCAAGATATCTGTACGGATTTCGTAGCCGTTCTTGTTAAATTTAACTTCTGGTAATTTTGTTGTTTCAAATGACATATTATTCTCCTTGTGTGTTAATGTCTGTATTGTCTGATTTTTTAGCAGTCTTGGACTTGACTGTTTCTTCCTTTTTAGGGAACAAAACTTTACTGATAGCGTCCGCAGAATGTGCAGACAAATCAATGTAATTCTTAACCATCATTTTAGCAAACGCTGTTTGGGCGTCGATAAATGCATTGCAGGCTTTGTTGAGTGTGTCGTCTTTGTAAACTTGATTAGTTAACTGACGCTTTGATGATTGAAATAAATCAATGTAGAAATCTGGTGTGAACATATTATTCTCCTTGTGTGTATATGTGTAATGTATTTATTATACAGACAACTATAGTGTCTGTAAAGCGATATGGTGATTTAAACCCAGCCGTGAAATTCAGTATCGATGATGGGATGTACTTCCCATCCTTGTTGCTTCCAGCGTAGTAACATTGTTAGAGCTTTTATAAAATTCATTTATTAAACTCCTCTGCCATATACACAAGAATTATTATACCAAATAGCATAATTTGAATAGCAGCTAATTCCATAATATCAATAGTAGTGTCTACTTGCATTACTGTTGCGATATTCAGCAATGGTTTCGGCCCAAGTAATTAGACCTTCGTAAAGTGTGTTGATAAAGTTTTTCATATATTTTTTTCCTTGTGAGAATAGTTGAATTGTTGGATGTAATTTTCCAACTGGGCGGCATCGGTAATGCCTTTGTTACTTAGATAAGAGTCTAAGCGGCTTTGATATGAGCTACCTGGGAACATTTCACCTAAGCGCCCCATAATAGCTAACATTTTTTCTGATATGTATTTCATATTTTTCCTGTGTGTTTGTGTAGAGACTCATGGTTTCTACTATGTTATTTATCTATTATATATTGCGACCGCA